GCAGACGCTAAGGCCACCGCAGACGCTAAGGCCACCGCTGCGTCTATAGAGGTAGATCCTTATCTGGAATATGTTTATATGATGACAGGGGGGCTGTTTGGAGCAACTTCAAATCCACAGTCATCTTGGAATACTGATCCAGAGCCCCCTTCTGGCAACTGGTATGGTGGCAACCAGAACTGATTAAAGATCATGTTTTACATAAATAACAAGGTACATAAATGCCCATTGATAAAAGCGTCAACCCCGCCCCCTTAACTGTTGAAATTGAACAGGAGGATATGACTGACATTGAAATCTACTTAGAGGAAGATGGCAGTGCTATTGTTGAGATAGGTGATGACGAGGAAGTAGGCTTTTACGATAACCTTGCACAGAGTATCGACGAAAGCGATTTATCCCATATATCGATTGAGCTGATGTCTTTGTTTGAGGCGGATAAGTCGGGGCGCTCTGATTGGGAGCAAATGTACTCAAAAGGTCTTGACCTCTTGGGGTTAAAGATAGAAGAACGCACCAAGCCTTTTCGTGGAGCAGCAGGGGCAGTGCACCCAATGCTGACAGAAGCGATTGTGCAGTTCCAATCACAAGCATTAAAAGAACTCTTGCCTGCAGGCGGTCCTGTACGTACACAGGTAGTTGGCAAAGAAACGCTAGAAAAGGCACAGCAAGCCTCTCGTGTACAAGACTTCATGAACTACCAGATTACTTCTGTCATGAAGGAATACACCCCTGAGTTTGACCAACTGTTGTTCTACGCAGGTTACGGTGGCTCGGCATTTAAGAAGATTTACTATGATGAGCAATTAGGGCGCATGGTAAGTAAGCTTTGTTTACCTGATGATGTGTACATCCCTTATTGGGGATCGAGTGTCATGAGCGAATGCCCGCGGATCACGCACCGTATTGCGATGGACGCTAATGAGTTTCGTAAACGGGGGGTAGCGGGTGAGTACTTAGACACAAATGTCTCTCCTGTTGGTATGCCAGGGGACGCAAGTCAGATCCGTTATTCGATTGACAAGCAAACGGGTGTCGTGGAATCGGGTTCTCCTGAAGAGGTCTTCTTGCTTGAGTTTCAAGCGGACTTGGACATCCCAGGTTTTGAGGACATGGATGAGGAAGGCGATTACACAGGAATTAAGTTGCCTTTTGTTGTGACCGTAGAAGAAGCTAGTGGCATGGTCATTGGTGTGCGTCGCAATTGGGCCGAGGACGATGAGAAGCGTTTACGCAAAGAGTATTTTGTACACTACACCCTTGTCCAAGGCTTGGGGGCGTATGGCTTAGGTTTTGTACACTTGATTGGTGGCTTGTCAAAGACGGCTACCGCAGCGCTCAGACAATTATTAGATGCAGGTACTTTATCGAATCTACCCGCAGGTTTCAAGGCCAAAGGCGCGCGGATCGCGGACGATGATAAACCGATCCAGCCTGGTGAGTGGCGAGACATCGATGCGGGTGGCGCGGAGCTTAGTCAGTCACTCTTGCCTCTGCCCTACAAAGAGCCGTCACAGACTTTGATGACGTTGCTTGGGTTTACGGTTGAAGCGGGCAAGCGTTTAGCAAGCACTGCGGATATGCAAGTAGGGGAAGGGAATCAGAATGCAGCAGTAGGCACCACGATTGCGCTCTTGGAGCGTGGTTCGATGGTCATGTCTGCTATCCATAAGCGTATGCACTATGCGCAGAAGATGGAATTTGAGATGTTGGCACGGGGGTTCGGTGAATTCTTGCCTGATGAGTACCCGTATGACGTGCCTGGCGCTTCACGATCCATTAAGAAGCGTGACTTTAACAACATGGTTGCAGTGTTGCCTGTTGCGGATCCCAATATTTTCTCAGGCGCGCAACGTATTACGCTTGCCCAGACGCAGTTGCAGTTAGCGCAAAGTGCGCCACAGATGCACAACATGTATGAGGCGTATTACCGTGTGTATGCAGCTTTGAATGTACGGGACATTGACGGAATATTACGTCCCCAAAGCTCCCAGATGCCTAAAGACCCGTCAACCGAGAATGCTGATATATTGGACGGGATGCAACTTAAAGCCTTTGCGGGTCAGCAACATGATGCGCACATAGCGAACCATTTGATGATGGGGTTATCCCCTATTTTGAGCTCACAACCCATGTCTGCTATTGCATTGCAAAAGCATATACTAGAACATGTACGCTTAAAAGCGGAAGAAGACACCGAAGCAGAACTATTTATGCAGTACGGCAGTGACCCTGATTTGATGATTTCTGCCATACAGAAGGAAGGCATGATTGCAATCAAGTGTGCCCAGGGTATGCAACAGGTTCGTGACTTACAGAATCAGTTATCGGGTAGTGGCGGTGGTCAGCCTGACCCAGTTGTACAGTTAAAAGAGCAAGAACTTCAGCAAAATGCAGCTAAAGATCAAGCGGACTTAGAGATTGACAAAGAACAGATTGCCGTGGACCGTGAGAAGTTAGCCCAGTCACAGCAAGCGACACAGATGCGCCTTCAAACGCAACAAAACATTGCTGATCAGCGTGCCCAAGTTGGGCGTGAACGTGCCCAAATCTTGCAACAAGGTATGGAGAGACGAAATGCCAATTAAAAAAGGTACGAGCAACAAGGTTGTTAGTGGTAATATATCGGAATTAGTAAGAGACTATGAGAAATCAGGTTCAATAGGCGCCAGCAAACCAAAGAGCAAAGGCAAGGCTGTGAAGCAAGCGGTTGCGATTTCCTTGTCTACTGCTGGAAGACCTAAAAAGATGAAAAATGGTGGTGCATTTAGCACTGTTAAGAAACGTGATGGCAACCAGCCAGTTAAACTTTACTAAGGAATACCTAATGCCTAATCAATCAATGGTCAAAAAGCCTTCTGCCTCTAAAGAAGAGCGGATAAAGAAGGCTAAAGACAGCTTGGCAGAAGCAAAACGTGAAGAAAACAGTATGCTAAACCGCCTTATGCCTACTATGAGCAAAGCAGCTCGGGAGCAAGGTCGTGCAGCGCAAAAAGAGCTAGACTCTTTGATGCCAAAAGAAAAGATGATGGAAGAAGTAGACCCCTCTGAAGTGATTACGAAGAAAAAGGGCGGGATGGTCATGGCTCGTGGTCAGGGTAAAGTGATGAAGAAGCGTCCTACTCATCTTTATTAAGAATAAAAGCCTTCAGACAGTGGCTAGTTACTGTCTGCCTCTACATGGAAAAGACCATGCTTGAATTTGCAGAAGCAGTCCTGAAAGAGATCAGGAAACTGCAGCAGGACTCAGAGATGATTGTGTTAAATGGCACAATTTCTGATATGGAGCGTTATCGTTTCATGATGGGTCGTCTGGAAGGATTAAAAATAGTTGAAAACTCTGTTCGAGAACTTTTAAAACGGAGCCAACAAGATGATTTTTAACCCTGAAGGAGTACCTAGTGGAAGCTGAGAAAACGTTAACCGCACTTGAGCTCAAATGGCATCAAGAGGCTTTGGAGAAAGGTCCAAGACTCGATGATGCTTATTCGTCTAATGGTGATTTTGATCCCTCTAAGATAGAGCAAGTGGTTATGGACCGAATTCCGACCCCTACGGGGTGGAGAATAGCCATTCTGCCTTACCGAGGCGCGGAAAAATCCAAAGGTGGCATCGTTTTAGCCGAAGAAACCCAAAAGCGTACACAGTTGGCAACAACATGTGGCTACGTTTTAAAAATGGGCAACTTGGCGTTTAGCGATGAATCTAAATTCCCTAACGGACCGTGGTGTAAGCAAGGGGATTGGATTATCTTTGGTCGTTATGCAGGCTCCAGGATCACCATCGATGGTGGTGAGATCCGTATCTTAAACGATGATGAGATTATTGGCATTCTCAATGATCCTTCTGACATTTTGCACATGTAAGGAAAAATCATGGAAAACAAAGAACTAGAATTCTCAGTTGGGGATGATGAAAACTCCGCAACGGTGGAACTAACTACAGATGGTAGCTCGGTAGTTACAGAGGAAGTAGGAAATCAGGTAGATGGCTCCTCAACAGGTAATTCTGAAGATGAGTTAGAAGAGTACAGTGGCAAGGTCAAGAAACGTATTGACAAGCTCACTGCTCGTCTTCGTGAAACACAGCGCCGTGAAGTGGAGGCAATTAACTTTGCCAAGAATGCACAACAACGCGCCAAGCAACTTGAAGAGCAGTTCCATCGCACGGATGCAGAGCGGTTAGGACATGCAAAGAGTCGCATGGAAACTGAAACCATGACGCTTAAGCAAATTATTCGCAAAGCTCGGGAAGAAGGGGACTTTGACACGGAGACAGAAGCGCAAGAACGTCTGACTTCACTAATGTTTGATCAGCGCCAGATCTCGGCTGCCACCGCTCAGCGTCAAGCGCAAACCGCGCAGTATCAATACCAACAACAGCAAGAGGCGCTTCGTCAACAGCAAGCAGCTCAAGCACCACGGCGCGCGGAACCCGACCCACAAGCAGAAGAGTGGGCAGAACGCAACCAGTGGTACGGTCAGGACGTTGCAATGACCCATGCAGCACAGGGAATACATATTCAACTTGTAAAGAACGAAAGATTTGACCCAAACTCAAATGAGTACTATGATGAGTTAGATCGACGCATTCAGGAATCTTTTCCACAAAAGTTTTCTAACTCGTCGAACCGAAATAACAGAGCCAATCGGCCCGTGCAAACGGTTGCGCCTGCTACCCGATCTTCGGGAGTTAATAGTTCCGCACGCCGCACTGTTCGGTTAAGTCCGAGCCAAGTTGCGATTGCTAAAAAACTAGGTGTTCCTCTCGAGGAATATGCCAAGTACGTAAAGGAGTAAGCCATGAGTGAAATTAACGTGCCAAAATTGAACCGCACCCCAAGAGCGATGGAAACACGTGAAAAGGATGCGCGCCGTAAGCCATGGGCTCCTCCATCAAGACTAGACGCACCACCTGCCCCTGATGGGTTTAGGCAGCGTTGGATTAGAGCGGAAATTAACGGAGCAGATGATCGTATTAACGTTTCATCGAAACTTCGTGAAGGCTATGAGTTGGTTAGATCTGACGAAAGCCCTGAATTCCAGTCTAATTCAGCAGAAGACGGTCGCCACGCTGGTGTCATTAGCGTAGGTGGTTTGTTGCTTGCCAGAATTCCAGAGGAAACAGCAGAGGAGCGCAAGGCATATTATTCAGCGCGAACGCATGACCAATTAAAAGCTGTCGATAATGAGTTGTTGAAGACGAATGCACACTCGTCCATGAAAATCAACCGCCCAGAGCGACAATCAAAAGTATCCTTCGGAAGCCCTACGGCTGAAGAATAACCCTATTAAGGACTTACAAAATGGCAAACGTCGATAAGCCTTTTGGTCTTAAAGCTCTTGGTAACTTATCTGCTACTGGTGGTCAGAAGCAGTATGGTTACACAATTGCAGACAACCAATCAGGCGCAATTTACCAAGGTGACCTTGTAACCGTATTTGACGGTGCATTGGTTCAATTTGACCCCGCAACTCACACAGCAGCAGTAGGTGTGTTTAATGGTTGTTTCTACAACGACCCAACCACACAAAAGCCTACATGGAAGAACTACTACCCTGGCAGTGTTAACGTTACTATTGGCGAAATCCAAGCTGATGTAATGGATGACCCTAACCAATTGTTCATTGTCCAAGCAGCTTCAAGCGTGACCCAAGCACATGTTGGCTTAAACGCTGACATCTCTGTCGGTACAGGCAGTTCAACTACAGGTGTTTCAGGTATGGAATTGGCAGGTACTCCAGCCAAAACTGCTGCCTTAAACCTTAAGGTTGTTGGCTTGTACAACGTCCCAGGCAATGCGTTTGGTACAAATGCAGTTGTTGTGGTCAAGATCAACGAACATCTCTATGGCAGCGTTGGTGTTGCCGGACAAGGAGCCTAATCATGGCAATTTCACGCGCACAACTGGTTAAAGAATTAGAGCCAGGTCTCAACGCCTTGTTTGGCCTTGAGTACAAAAACTATGCCCAAGAACACACAGAGATTTATGACATTGAATCATCTGACCGTGCTTTTGAAGAAGAAGTCATGCTTTCGGGTTTTGGTGAAGCCCCAGTAAAAACTGAAGGTGCAGGTGTTGCTTATGACAATGCACAAGAAGTCTACACTGCACGCTACACTCACGAAACAATTTCACTGGCTTTCTCATTAACTGAAGAAGCTATCGAAGATTCACTCTACGATCGCCTCTCAGCTCGCTACACCAAGGCTTTAGCCCGTTCAATGGCTACCACCAAACAGATCAAAGCAGCATCCGTTCTGAATGGTGCCTTTACTACCTCAATTGGTGGTGATGGTAAGGCTTTATGCGCTTTAGATCACCCCACTCTTGGTGGTCCAGATCTGAAGAATGAGTTGACTACAGCTGCTGACTTGTCAGAGACTTCGTTAGAGCAGATGTTGATTGACATTGCATCTTTCACGGACGAGCGCGGATTAAAAATCGCGGTTCAAGGCTTAAAACTTTTAGTTCCAAAAGAGCTTCAGTTCACCGCGGATCGTATTTTGAAGTCAACGTTACGTCCAGGCACTGCAGACAATGAGATCAACGCAATCAAGTCAATGGGCATGGTTCCACAGGGCTACAGTGTTAACCACTACCTAACAGACCCTGATGCTTACTTCATCCTCACAGATGCCCCTAATGGCATGAAGATGTTTGAGCGCCTTAGCATGAAGACTGGATTTGAAGGTGATTTTGACACAGGTAATGTACGTTACAAAGCCCGTGAGCGTTATTCTTTCGGTTTTAGTGATGCAAGAGGCATTTTTGGCTCTCCTGGTACCCCTTAATCAGCCAAAAACTGAGGTTTAGGGTCCCTGCCCCCTCTTCGGAGGGGGCTTTTTTATTTATTGGTGTGTTATTATGGTGTGCATGACGCTATTATAATGTTGGAATGAATGAAGAAACTAACCACAGAACAGTTTATTGAAAATGCTAATAGAGTTCACTCAAATACCTACAGATACTTGGGGGAATATCAAGGAACGGGCATTCCTATTACTATCATGTGTTCAAAACATGGGGAATTTAAACAGACTCCTGGAGCACATGTTAATTTAAAGCAAGGATGCCCTAAGTGTGCAATAACCAGAGTTTCTGAAAACAATAAATTGGGGATTGAAAGGTTCATAGAAAGGGCAAAACAACTGCATGGAAATAATCTTGACTACAGTAGAGTTAAGTATGTCCATATGCACCATAAAGTTGAAATAATTTGTAGGGAACATGGGCCTTTTTTTCAAGTTCCTAATTCACACTTAAGTGGTAGAAGTTGCCCAGGCTGTTCAGTGGTTAAACAACAAAAAAGAAACATAAGTAGAAATAACCACATAAAACTTAACTTTGAAAAGATATGTAGGGAAAAGCATGGGATGATTTTTGATTACACTAAAACAGTGTATGAGCACAATCAAAAAGAAATAAGTTTTCTCTGTATTATTCATAACAGGATTTTGACGCAGACTGCTAGAGACCACTTAGATGGTTACAATCCTTGCACACAATGCAACCACATGAAGTCTTACCAAGAAGATGCTCTAGCAAGATACGCTACCATATTTACCCCTGTAGTAATTCATGATAGGAAAGTACTTAGACCGAAGGAAATAGACATTCTGATGCCAGAGGTCAAGCTTGCTATAGAGTACTGTGGTATGTATTGGCATAGTCACAATAGCGTTGAGATGGAAAATAGGGACAAAAATAAACATTACCTAAAATATATTGACTGCGAAAAAGCAGGAATACGTTTATTAACCGTGTTTGAAGCAGAGTGGAAAGAGCGTCCCAAGGCCATTAAACGCTTAATCCGTAATGCTGTAGGCAAGTCAAAAGGCAAGTTAATGGCGAGAAAGTGTGAGCTTAAGCATGTAGTCCACGGTGAGGCAAAGGCGTTTTACGAAAAGTACCACCCACAGGGCGGTTCGGGGTCCGGGGAGCATTATGGGTTGTACTGGAAGGATAAGTTGGTTGCTTGTATGAGGTTTTCCTTAGGCGCTAATGACCGTGGGAGCAGTGCCAAGAGCCGTGTTTGGACATTAGGTAGGTATGCTACTAGGGTTAATGTGGCTGGGGGTGCTTCACGCTTGTTTAAGGCATTTGTAGCTGAGTTTAATCCAGATGAGATCAAGTCTTTTTCTGACAACAGATACTTTTCTGGTGGTATGTATGAGCAGTTAGGATTTGAGTTGGAGTTGGAGGTTGCGCCTGATTATCAGGTCTGGAGTCCCAAGTTGGGGTTACTACCTAAGCCCCACTATCAGAGAAGGATGTTAGCCAAGAGGCAGGCAGAGCATGATGTCGTGGTGGATTTTACAACGGACGACCCTCGGACCGAGCGCCAAGTCACTTATGCCATGGGTGCAAGAAGGATTTACGACTGTGGCAAGAAGCGCTGGTTGTGGAACAGGGTTGTTGTTTAGGCTTTACGTTTGCGGGCTCTTGCCACTGCTTTTTTGTGCAAATGTTCGTCATTATGGTGAATTCGGTGGCAATTTGCGCATAATACAACACACTTTTTGATTTCCTCTACAGCTCTGGCGTAAGCTCCATTTCTTACCAAGGCATGGATTTTTTTGTTTTCAGGCTCTTTGATGACATGGTGGAAGTCAAGTGTGGCAGGGTGGTTAAACCCGCAGTTGATGCACTTTAGTGTTGCTTTGAACTCTTGCCAACGTTTTTTGGCTAAGACTTTAGATACTTTGTTTTTAGCAATGCACTCAGCTTTGTTTTTTAAATAGTGCTGTTTAGAGTACTCTTTACTTTTTTGTTTTCTCACTTTTGGATCTTTGTATGGCACTAGTTCTGCCCTCCATTGTGTTTAAACGCCAGTATAAACTGTTTTTGAAACCCCAAGGTACAGTTGGTTCATACAGTTTAAAACCCCTAGATATAAGGCTGTTGGAACTTGCAGGGTTGTCTGTAGTGTCTGTCAGCAGCCATTCCCAGTTTAAAGCCCTAGCTTTATGTATTCTGCATTGTATCAAGCGCTTCTGTAGCCCGTTTCCTTGATAAGCATCAAGCACTCCCGCTCTACACATATAACCTGCGTTAAACCACCGTGAGGATCTAGTTAGCCCTGCAAAACCAACAGGCTTATCCTGCTCTGTGTAGACAATCCACCAGTGACCGTGGTCCACGTCCATTGGTTCGTCACTAGGGAGGCATTTGGACTGTAAATACAGGAGGACTGTACGTACATTAGGCACTCTTATATCTACTTGGCAGATTTTAAATTTCATGTGTTTCCTTGCCTTATTTATCTTTGATTATAATAAGAGTTTAGTTGCTTTAACACATGGTTTCGGTGTATAAATACAATAACACTGGGGACACTCCAGTTCTATAGACCGCCCCAGCGGACGTTGCAGAGACTATAGAACGATGTACTGCACATACAAGGATTTATCATGGCAAATACCACATTTTCTGGCCCAGTTACTTCGACAAATGGTTTTATCGGCACTATTACAGGTGGCGTCATAGGTCCTGTTGTGGCAACCACTCTTTCAGCCTCTGGCGCTGTTATCCTTTCAGGCTTACCTACTAGTGACCCTACTGTTGCGGGTCAGCTATGGAACAACCTTGGCGTTTTAAACGTATCAGCAGGTTAATGGCTCTTAACTTACTAGGAGCTCACCATGAGTTTTGCAAGCAATATTTCGTCAGTCAGTAAGACTGCAACTGCACAAGCGGTCAATGGTCGTTCTCGTTTGGCGGGTGTGTATTTTACACACTCGGCTACTCCTGCTACGCTTACTTTAAAGAGTGGCGGAACAGGTGGTACGGCTTTGTTTACATTGACCTCACCCGCTACAGCAGGCTCTCAGGATATGATAATTCCTGACAATGGCATTCTTTTCACAGATGGCATCCACTTAACATTAAGTAGCACGCAAATCACAAGTGTTACCTTGTTATTTGTCGGTGGCGCTGCAGCATAATGCCTAAAGGCATAGGCATCAAAACCTCTATTAAGTCGGGTAATTTTCGCCCGACTAAACAAGGGGCGGGCATGACCAAAAAAGGGGTAGCAGCCTTTCGTAAAGCAAACCCTGGCAGCAAACTACAAACTGCAGTGACTGAGGATAAGCCCACAGGGGCTCGCGCTGCGCGGAAAAAGTCTTTCTGTGCGCGCTCCGCGGGCCAAGCTGAGAAGTTCCCCAAAGCAGCTAAGGATCCAAACAGTCGTCTTAATCAAGCACGTAAAAGATGGAAGTGTTAAACCATGGAAATGATGATATGGAATCTTGTACTCTCCTCTCTGGTGGGTGTTATGATTTGGGTACTTAAGGAAAAGTTCGTGGAGCTTGATCGCTTGGGTATTTTAATAAACAAGACTCGTGAAGAGATTGCAAGAGAACACATTACACGGAGAGAAGTTAGAGATGACATGGAAAAACTCATCCAGAGGTTCGAAGACGGGTTCCAGCGATTGGAGTCAAAAATTGACCGACTGGTGGAAGAAAGAGGCCACGCAAGAGACCGCTAGATTAGGTGTTTTGAGTGTACCGAAGAAAGATAAGAAGTACCCTTTGAAAGAAGAATTTTTAAAAAACTTGAAAGCAACCAAAAGGAGTTAATCATGGCTGGTCGTGGAATGGGTGCTGCTACTAAAGGCGGCGGAGCAGTAGGTAGTGGTCCAAAGAACAAAATGTTGGAAACAAAGTCAAAGACAACAGGTCCTATGATGATGGCGAAAGGCGGGATGACTAAAGGCTATGCAGGCGGTGGCATGATGACTAAAGGTTATGCTGCAGGCGGTGCTGCAATGAAGTCAAAAGGCGCTGCAATGGGTGGTGCGATGAAGTCAAAAGGCGCTGCGATGGGTGGTGCAATGAAAAAGAAGAAGTCAGGTAAATAATGGCCTACTTAAACAGCAACATACCCTACTTTAAGTGTTGGGTTCGGCGAGAGTTTACAAATATGCACCAGAAGTATCAAGGTGAGTATTTGCACGCTTTAGCCGTTGCTGTGACAACCATGCCTGACCGTTGTTTAAGTTTTCAGTTAGTCTTCACGGGTTGTGAAAGCCATGCAGATGATTCTGAGAACATACATGGTGGTGCGATGTGGGCGAGAATGCCCATTACTGCTCTTGTGGGGGATATTCCACTTGAGAAGTGGCCCGAGAGGATGCCTACACATTTAGTGCAACCTTGGGATTGCCCTTCCCACAACCATTCTGTTATTAAGTTTGAACGAACATCCCCTAGCCCTTGGATTTGCAAGATTGGGGGCGAGTTTTACACAGGTCGTTATTTGTTTACGGTAGATTATGCGGAAAGTGAAGTAGCTGACTGCCCTGCTCAACACAAACAGAGTCATGTGTTGGTCTTAACCGATGCTGGACCGTGGACCGGGAACATTGTCGCATTACCCAATAACCGTGTTCGTGTGACGAGCCCCGCGTTTTGGGAAACAGGCAAGGGTGCACCAGACTTTAAACCAAGTCAGTGGATTCATTGTGCTGAGCAAGATGATACGTACATGGACCCAACGGTGACATTTGACAACCTTTATAGTGATAATAAAAAATGACAACTTCAGGGACAACGAGCTTTAATCTCCAGATCGATGACCTGGTAGAAGAAAGTTTTGAGAGAGTCGGGATGCGGATGACCACTGGTTATCAGTTAACTAGCGCTCGGCGGTCCTTGAACCTTTTATTTTTAGACTGGGCAAGCAGGGGATTAAACCTTTGGACAATTGAGCAAGCCACATTTCCCTTGGTCCAAGGATCCAAAGAACTGGTTCTGGCAGATGACACGGTGAACGTTTTGTCGGCTGTTGTGAGACTCTTGAATTCTGGTCCTTCTACGGACATCTCGATTGACCGAATTAGTCGTGAAGAGTACTTAAATGTACCTGATAAGACGACCCAGGCACGCCCTTCGCAGTACTATGTACAACGTGCTAACCCAACAACAGTGTTCTTATACCCTGCAGCGGATCAAGACTACACTTTTGTCTATTACCGCATTCGTCGCATTGAGGATGCAGGGGATTACACTAACACAGCAGACGTGAACTTTAGATTCTTGCCTTGTTTGGCAAGTGGACTGGCTTATATGTTGTCTCTTAAGTATGCACCTGAGCGTGCTGCAGCATTAAAGCAGATATATGAAGAGGATTTTCAAAGGGCTGCATTAGCGGATCGCGACACAGCAAGTGTTCACTTTGTTCCTGATGTAGGATACTAATGTGGCATATGCAACAGGCAAATACTCTCTCGCCCTCTGTGATTATTGCGGACAACGCTATGACTATAACGTTTTGCGCAAGAATTGGCGCGGATTTATGGTCTGTCCTGAAGACTATGAGCCAAAAGAGCCACAACTTGATCCGCTTAAGTACCGAGGCGATGCGATTGCATTGCGCAATCCTCGCCCAGATCGCATTGAACCAGTTTCAGTATTTGTTGGATCGCCTGGGTTTTCAGCGTTTCAGAGTTTGGGAAGCGCCAATGGTGGCACAAACATGCAACCCTATCCGATCTCTAAAGCGGTGGTGGGGGTGGGTAGTGTTGGATCAGTTACGGTGGTGACCTCATGACATACGACGAACTCGTTACGAATTTACGCAATTACACTGAAGTAGATGATAATGTCTTCTCACCTTCGGTAATAAACACGTTCATTACTATGGCAGAAAATCGTATTCTGCGGGATATTGACCTAGACGTGTTTAAAGTAGAGGCTGCTGCAAATATGACAGCAGGCAATAAGTTTCTAACTGCACCGAGTGACATCTTGACTCACAGATACATCATGGTGACTTCAGGAACAGAACAAGTGTTTCTTGATTTCCGTGACACATCATTCATGAAAGAGTATTGGCCTAATGGGGTGGAGACAGGCGTGCCAAAGTACTACTCTGTCTGGAATCAAAATACATTCTATTTAGCACCTACCCCAAACGCTGCTTTTGTAGTGGAGCTTGGGTATATATACCGCCCCCCACAGCTTTCTGCTTCTAATCCTACCACTTGGATCAGCATAAATGCTCCTGAAGCACTGTTATACGCTTGCTTAATCCAAGCTTACAGCTACACTAAAGGACCGTTGGAGATGCTTCAGTACTTTGAAAATAGCTATAAACAGGCTGTCCAAGGTCTAGGTATTGAGCAACAAGGTCGTCGTCGTCGTGATGAGTATCGAGATGGTATGATTCGTTTACCAATCAAATCAGAGAGCCCCGGACCATGAACCTAGGACATACGCCTGTACTGTTGAACAAGGTAACTATTGCCACCACAAGCAACAGAGGGCATACGCCTGAAGAGTTAGCAGAGCGCATGGTGGACAAGATTATCAGTGTTGGGAATAATTCTCATCCCGCTATTCGTGAGCAAGCAATTGCTTTCCAAGGCGCAGTTAAACAAGTAGTATTACTGTATTTGAAAGAAGCAGTTGCTCAAAATAATGCCACGTTAGCTTATAAGCTAAAACAAGCAGGACATTCTAATTTAGTACACCTTTTAGGGGAATAGTATGGCTTTCACAGGAAATTTCATGAGTACAAGTTTCAAGAATCAAATCTTGGAAGGTGTGCACGACTTTCGTAGTGCAGGGGGCGACACTTTTAAACTTGCATTGTACGACAACAGCGCATCATTTACTGCTGCAACGACTGCATATACTGCAACTAATGAAGTAGGTGATTCAGGTTCCTATGCATCGGGCGGGGGCACACTTACAAACGTTTCTCCTACTACCAGTGGCACAACTGCGTTCACTGACTTTGCTGATTTGTCGTTTACTAGCGCCACAATCACTGCTTTTGGCGCATTAATTTATAACACCACGCCTAATCATACCTACACAAACCCAACGGTTTGTGTGCTTGATTTCGGTGGTGCTAAGACATCAACAAGTGGCACGTTTACGATTATTTTCCCAACTGCGGATGCAACTGACGCCGTAATCAGAATCTCCTAATAGGACGATAATGTGTCAGATGTACGCATCGCGCTTGGAGGTTTCGGATCCGAAGGCTGGGGAGTTGCAGCTTGGGGAGAAGGTAGCACATCTGTCTCGGCAACGGGAGAGGTGGGTTCTGTTGCGGTTGTCGCAGATGCGAATGTTCTTGCGGTAGGTGTTCAAGGAAGTAGTCAGGTTGGTTCGGTTTTTGTTCGAGTTGATGCACTTGTTCCTGTAGTAGGAGTAGAAGCGACAGGCGCTGTAGGTAGCGTTCAAGTAAGCGCCTCCTCCCTTGTTTTAGTTACAGGGGTTCAGGGTTCAGGTGGGGTAGGCGGTGTTTTTGTAACAGTATCACTAGATGTTGCAGTCACAGGCGTCTCAGCCTCTGGTTTAGTTGGATCCGTACAGCACACAGGAAATGCGAATGTATTTCTCGTAGGCGTACAGGCACAAGGGCTTATCAATCCTACTGTTGTCTGGGGAATAATTGATGACAGCCAGGTCGCAAACTGGGAAAATGTATAAGATGGGCAGAGCAATAGTTGTACAACAATTGAGGACTCACAGGCAACTGTCTGGAGTAAGATAGCAGCGTAAAGGAATAACATTATGACAATTAATTACACCACCTTATTGGGTCTTGCCCAACCTGTTACAGGTACTGAAGCTAATACCTGGGGAACTGTTGTTAACGACAGTGTCACAGCTCTTGTTGAATCCTCCATTGCAGGGTCTGCTACTGCTTCGGTTACTTCTGGCGACTGGACACTTTCCACTACAGGCGGAGGTGTTGCAAACCAAGCACGAGCCGCGATCCTTATTCCTACAGGCACGCCAGGCGTGTCTCGCAACATCATTGCCCCCTCTTCAAGCAAAGCGTATATTGTTGATAACCAATCTAATGCTGCGGTCGTAATCAAAGGCGCAGCTACAACAGGTGTGTCGATCGCTACGAATACAGCAACTTTAGTTGCTTGGGATGGCGCAGACTTTGTTCTTGTGTCTCAAGCTCTGGCTAATGCCACTGGTGTTTTGCTTGTGGCTAAAGGTGGCACGGGAGCAACAGATGCGGCAACGGCTCGCACAAACTTAGGCGTTACAGCAACAGGTGCGGATACAACATATGCGTTTAGAGCTAATAACTTATCAGACTTAGCCTCTGCTACAACAGCCCGCACAAACCTAGGCTTAGGCACTATTGCCACGCAAGACGCTAACGCTGTTGCTCTCACAGGCGGTTCAGTAAACGGCACAACAGTTGGCGCTTCAACAGCAAGCACAGGTGCGTTTACTACGCTGGGGGCTACAGGAACCTCTACGCTGGCTGCTGTGAACTCAGGGGCACTAGCAGTAACCGGAGCTATCTCATGTACAACCGACGCAACCCTGTCCGGCTTAACAGTAGGCAAGGGTGCTGGGGCAATATCGACAAACACCGCATTGGGGTCTAATGCTTTGAATGCCAACACCACGGGCATCAACAACACAGCCAGCGGGCAGAACGCACTCCAGCTCAACACCACGGGCGGTAGCAACACAGCCATCGGGTTTGGCGCACTCCAGCGCAACACCACTGGCTTCTACAACACAGCCAGCGGGCAGAACGCAAACTACAGCAACACCACGGGCACTCAAAACACAGCCAGCGGGGTGAGCGCACTCCGCGACAACA